TCTCAATCTCGCCGACCTCAAGGGGTCGTCCCTGCTGAAGATCGAGAAAAGCGGCATGGTGACGGCCTGGGGGCCGCCAGTTTTCGACGAACGTGGGATCGTGGCATTCAAACCGATTCACCTTGTCGCCACCGGCCCCTACAACTGGACCTTGGCCAAGAGAGCGCGTCAGATTTACGCCCCGCGCATCGGGAATCCCTTGGTGTGGATTTCCGGTGAGAACGCGGAGGCGACACTCTTCGGAGCGTGGTTCGACGCAGCGATCGAGGCAGCCGGCCCAGGTGTTCACATCTACATCTGGGACCAGCCGAAGAACGAGGCACACCGTGATGCGAACTCGGCGGCGTTCATACGCAAGTTGCTCTTTGACCACATTCGCGACCCAAAGTACCGGTACGCGACTAAGACCGACCTGCTCGTCGCCCGGGGACAACGCCACAACGTTTACCTCGAGGTCAAGTACGCGATGGGTTCGGGCAAGTCTCTCACTTCCCTGGACGCCTTTTTTCGGAGTATCACTGCTTCGGAACCGTGCTTTCGTCGGCCTGGTACGGCCGACGTCGCCCCGGTTTGGGGGCGGTGCATGATCGCCGGCAACGGCGACGACGGGCTGGCCATCACCAACTTCCCCGTCGACCTCGGGTACGCCCACGGGGTCATGCGGTCGCATGGGATGGAAGCAGAGATCGTGCACTGCCCATCCATCGATACGGTCGAATTTTGCCAGACCCTGCCTTACCCGGTCAATGGCAAGACGATCTGGGGTCCGAAGATCGGACGCGTTTTATCACGCATCCCCTGGGCGGTGTCCACCGTTAAGGAGGACCCCGTCGGCGTAGCGCTCGGTATGAGAGCGGCGGTTAACCATATTCCCTTCCTCAGCGAGTATTTCCGTCGAATCTACGAGTTGTCGCCGACAACCAAACCGCTCAAGTACGACCACCACATCGCCGCGACCCACGCCCACACTGCCGGCCCGGACACGATGGCATTCGTCCAACGCCGCTACGGCCTCAACGCTGACATGCTCGCCCATTTTGTGACCCTCCTGTCCGGGGTCAGCGACATGACGGCTTCCGTACAGTGGCCCATACTCGACCTTCTAGTGGAGAAGGACGCGTGAGCTCATCGAGGGGTTAACCTATAGCCCCGCCGGTTTCCTGGGGCCGGTCAAAAAGGCTTTATAGAGCCCACGCACTCGGGTGACCTATAGTCCCGAGGACAATCTCTCTTTTGTTTGTTCTGGAGATGAGAGCCATAACACGTTATTGATAAAACGTGTCTTTCAGAGTACCAGGTTTTAATTTACACATGGCTAGGCGTATGAACAATAGACGTAACCGCGGACGACGCGGTGGAGGCGGCGCTAGGCGTGCCGCCCCAAACAATGCGGTTGCAACGGCGCGCACGGTTGAGATGGGAGTCAGCAACTCCCCTCTCATGGTTCGGATTGGCCGACAGATCCGAGCCCAGCGCCCTTCGCAATACGCCTCTACCAAAACGAGGCGTTCCTCGCTCCTACGTGGGGGGCAAGTCGACGCATTGGCGGAGAGGGTATGCTCGATCTACGACCCTTTCTGCCCGGCCGCTACGGGAGCTCGCTATCCCAGCGAGTTCGCCAGCAACACGATGACGTACCAGTCTCGCGCGCTGTTGCCCGCTATCGCGGGCGCAGCGGGAGCGTACACATTCGCGTTCTCACCGGACGTTAATCCGGCCGGCACTATCGCCACGAATGCGGCGAACGTCTACACATTCCCGGCTTCGTTTTCGGTGTCGGACACAAATTACACCACGTGGTTGGCCAGCGTGCGCAACGTCCGTGTGGTGTCGGCGGGTTTGCGTTTTATACCGCAGCAGGCGGTTGCGAACGCTTCTGCGGTCTTCATGATCGGCACGGTGGCCGATCTGGTTCCCCAGTTGGGCGGTTCCTCCTACGACATCGGCTCCATACTCACGCAGTGTGCCGATGTGGAGGTCATTTCCTCCGCGGAACCTTTTCTCTGGACCGCCAACCCGCGCGCTTTGGGCGCCTTTGATCTCATTCCTCAGACCTCAGCGACCACTACGACTCGTTCAGGCAACTGGCCAGCGGTCCTCGTGGGAACCACCAGCGCGTCGGCAAGCGCTGTTCTTGGTTCTTTCGAGATGATCATCAATTTGGAGGGGGAGCCTCTCAGCAAGCAGGGCACGGCCATGACGCCCGCGATGGCACGCGAACTCGCGTCTCCTTCCCCGCTTGTGCGCAACGTAGCTGAGTCGCTGCGTGCGCGGCTCACCGGGTTCTTTTCGGGGACGGCCCAACAGTTTTCGAAGCAAGCTGAGGCCCTCGCGCGCAAGGCCGTCGTTCGCGCGATCTCGACCCGGTTTCCCGGCCTCGGGGGCGCCCTCTCCCTCACCAACGCAGTTGACGTGGACTAACCACTAAGTGTCGACACCCATAATGGGCATTTGTCCCGCAAAAAGAAAACATCATAAAATACATAATTCCGCGCGCGTCCGATCAACGCGGCGGCACATAAAAACTTTTGGC